CCCCCCCCTCTTTTTCTTTCCCTACCATGACCACAACTATACAATTTCACGATACAATTTCCTCGACCAGCTCGTCCCGCTGGTCGCGGGCCCCAAGCAAACTACGCATGTTGAAAGCCAAGGCAGCAAATTTCGTTATGAAGTGGTTCTTTTGCGTCCACGAAGATATGTTGGAACAAATTAAACAGGAATCCGAACTGCGTGACAAAGTTCGAGATGAGATGGCAATCCACACGGCTGGCTGCGGGACGGCAGCAGTTACGGAATGCATGAAAGAAATTTACAATGCGACTGGTCACGATATGTTTCAAGCGACTAAGGCCATAGAATCCGCAATTCTAAGCGCTGAAACACCAGTCCAGTTAGACACCCAACTGGGAGAATTGGGGCTAACAAACAACTACGGCATTAAAGAGCGAACGCAAGTTGTGGTCGTACCAAAATTCGCAGCATCAGTTGTACTGTGCTTGCGAGCTAAGTTTGGCACGCTAGCGTTGAATGAAGCCAACAGATTGCTCATCGAGAGAGAGTACTTGAGAATCTGTTTGAAATCAACGGTTCGCAATGTCGATGTGGTGGCACACCAACAGTGTATCTTGAACGCCTATTTCATGGAAGGCGTGCTTGACCAACAAAACACTATTCGGGCTCGTGCACCACGGTGGTTGCGTGAAGCTTTTGGCAGCGTGCCATTAGCTTCTGCACCCACTGTGTGCTGAGGATGCCCGCGTACGGTCTATGGAACTGACACTGTTGTCGACCCTGAATTAGTGAAGAGGGTGGCAACAGATGGCGTCGGTAAGTTGTGCATAGATCGGAACGGGTGTGCCATCAAACCCAGGCAATATAGCATCATTGAGGGGTTTGGCCTAGATCACAACCTAGGCGTTTACAACAATGGTGTAGATTCAATCGCGCGTGCGTTAACGGAACGTTATTTCTTCTGTAAGGACAAACATGGTCCAGGATTCCGTAACACAATCACGCCGATTCGAAAAGCATTTGACAAACAATACTTTAAGGAGTTTAGGAGACTGGTTGACATGCACATGCCCGTGCTGCCCCGTTTGAGCCATCAACAAGTTGTTGATCGCTATACCGGCAGCAAGCGCAGAGTGTATGAAGAGGCGTACCACTCTCTTTGCCGTGAACCCTTAAGTAGTAGAGACGCGAGGCTCAACATGTTTGTTAAATTCGAGAAACAAGATTTAGGTAAAGCACCGAGAGCAATCAATCCAAGGGATCCACGATACAATCTGGAACTTGGGAGGTACCTTAAGCATGCAGAAAAACCCTTCTTTAAAGCCATCAACAAAGCATACAAATCTGAAACACAACACACTGTGATTAAAGGTTTGAATGCCGCAGATTCAGCCACAGTGCTACACCAAAAATGGTCGCGATTCAAGTGCCCAGTAGCTGTTGGTTTGGATGCGGAGAAGTTCGACGCTCACGTTAGCGTCGACGCTCTTAAGTTTGAACACTCGTTCTACACGGATTTGTACCCTGGCGCAACTCCGTTGAAACGTATGTTGTTATGGCAACTGAACAATAAGGGAACAGCTTATGCTAAGGATGGCGTTGTTAAATTCGCCATCAAGGGAACACGCGCAAGCGGAGACCTTAATACCTCATTGGGTAATTGTTTGATTATGTGTGGTAGCATTTACGCCTACTCCAAACAGAAGGACGTTACAATCGAGTTAGCCAACAATGGTGATGATTGTGTCGTTTTCATGGAGCAGGACGACCTACCAAAATTCCTGAATGGGTTGGAGGGATGGTTCCATCACCGTGGTTTTTCCATGGTCGCCGAGGAGCCAGTGTATGAGTTTGAGCATATTGAGTTTTGCCAAACCAAACCGATTCTGACTTCCACTGGTTGGCGCATGGTACGAAACCATGCGGCAGTGTTCAAGAAGGACCCCATTTGCTTGATATCTATCGCTAACGATAAGACGTTCAAGAAGTGGTTAAATGCCGTGGGTGAGTGTGGAACCATACTCAACCAGGGTGTTCCAGTGCAACATTCATTTTACAATTGCTATCTACGCCACGGTATTGATGCCGGCGATGCAATGAAGGAACACATTTTCAAAGGCTCAAGCATGATGACAAAGATATCCGGGTTAGAGGGGGGAGAAATTACCCCGGAATCACGAGTGTCATACTATGAAGCTTTCGGTATATTACCAGACGAACAAATTGCCATAGAGCGTTATTACGATACGGCTGTGATTGGGCCATGGGACTCAACATGCGTCCCTCGGGATGCAATACATTTGGAGCCAGGTTTAAAAATTTTATCAAACGAATTTTTAGATTACTAACATGAAGTCCAAGTCCAAATCGCAACGCAATCAACGTCCTAAGGTTAAAGCAATGCCACGCAAGAAGCAAGAAACAGCACAAATTGGACTACTCGGAAGAGCACTCAGAGCACTCGGATCAGCTGGTGGCGCCGCATTGGGCGGTGCTGTCGGTCTCGGTGGTGCTGGGGCAGCTGCCGGTGGTTCGCTGGGAGCGGCAGTCTCTCGATGGTTGGGTGCTGGTGACTATGAAGTGTCACAGAACTCAATCGTCAGAAGTGCCAAAGCCAGCAATGGTATTCCAATGATGCATACCTCGGGTCAGTCCGTGGTCATCCGTCATCGTGAGTTTATCACCCAGGTAACTGGTTCAATCAATTTCACTGTCAAACAAGAACTGCCGATCAACCCGGGTCTGTCCAGCACATTCCCGTGGTTGGCGAATATCGCAGCATCTTTTCAAGAGTACACTATTAAGGGTATGGTTTACCATTATGTACCAACATCTGGCTCTGCAGTCGCTTCAACGAATGCAGCTTTGGGTTCGGTCATGTTGCAAACCTCTTACCGCAGTACAGATTCAAATCCTTCAACCAAATCTGAGCTTCTCAATGAGTATTGGGCGTCCGAGTCCATGCCATGTGAAGCATTCTGCCACCCTATTGAATGCGATCCGAAGGAAAATCCATTCAATGTACAGTACGTCCGCAGCCACGGTATCCCAGCCGAGGATTCGCGGTTGATGTACGATCTCGGAAAGACTATTCTTGCCACCTCTGGTCAGCAGGTGGACAACGCCGTACTTGGTGACCTCTGGGTTACCTACGAGATTGAACTAAGAAAACCACTCCTTGGCAGCAATGTCACATCAGGAGCGGTAGACCTTTGGCAAGTGCGCTCAGTTGGAGGCACCATCGCATCTGCGAGTGGTTCCATCTTCCCAACCGACGCCACCACAGTCACCACGTCGGGGCTGTTGCCATTGGTCATTACACCAACCACCATTGTTATTCCAGCAAATATCGTGGGCACCTTCTACTTTTCGATCACTCTCGGGTCGAATGCGGGTGTCAACGGTGCCATTACTGTTGCGACGCCAACGTACTTGAACTGCACAGCAGCCACGTACTATGCAGGTGTTACGCGTGATTTCACGCAATGTGCCGCTTCGACGACCACACGTAACGTATCCCAGCAGTTTGCGGTTACCAAGACCACAATTGCGGCACCGGCAACCATCACGATTGGTAATTACACAATTGGTGGCGCAGGGGTCTTCGACTACACAGAAGCCATGTGCACACGCCTTTCACTTTAAACAACTTACTTCTATGCTACGTGGTATGTGCTCTCGCGCGTCATTTCGTATCAGGATCACCGTTCGTAAGCTGGTTACACACTGTTGTAATTGCTCTTGCAATTCAACATCTGGTATCAACACTGTGCACCAACCTACGACTCTCACACGAACTGTGAGTCTTTCCACTCTCTCTTGAGCCATGGCGAACCCGATTTCCGCTGCAGTCTGGACAACTGTATGAACTAATCCATGGGGGGAACAGAGAACTGACTTACTGAACAACACTGTCGTGTGTGTTGTAACGACAACGTATCCACTTGTTTCACGGCTAGGTCTAGCTAGCCAAGAACGTTGCCCGTCGGGCAGTCTATCATTCGTGATGGATAAAACTAGAACAGTCGCATGTCTCCGCGGGGAGACAGGGGTTAGCGAAGGACAATTTCACAACTTAACATGCCAGCAATGGCACCCCCTGGACAACTGTATGAACTAATCCAT